AAATCACACAGTACACACAGCATCTCCTGGAACAATTACAGTCAATTCAACAGATCCGTCAGCAACAACGACACTAGCAACACTAACACTAGCAAATGTTGATGCATCAGCAACTACATTAATTACATTTACTATGGATATGCCAACAGTAAATCCAGTAAACACACCAATTAGACTTGTTGTATTAAAAAGTATTGAAGGTGCGGCATATAATTATAGTTCTGCTTTTAACTATCCCTCAGATCCTTTAGCTAAAGGTGGATTTATTCATAAAATGGAAACATCTGGTTATCAAGGAAACACATATACATTTACAATTGCTGATGAAACTAGTATGGGAACAACTGGTGCAGTTGAATATAAAATTGCAGTTGCAAAAACAACATTAGGCACAGTTGATATCACAGTTAGTGATGTAAATGCATCAGCAGTTGAGTTTAGATCAAATTTAATTGATACAATAAATGAATTAACAGATGTGAATACATCTGGTGTTGCAGATAAACAAATTTTACAATATCAATCAACTGGATCTGCATGGACAACAACAAATTATACAATTACAGCATTGAATGACACAACAATTGGCTCATTAAGTAATAATCAAATTTTAAAATGGAATGGTTCTGCTTGGATCAATTCAGATGCTTCAAACATAGTGTCGATGGATAATATTTCAGACGTTGATACAACAGGCAAAGCAAATGGTAAAATTTTAAAATACAATGGTACTACTTGGGTAGTAGCAGATGATGTTGATACAGATACAGGCATACTAAATGTAGTAGAAGATACATCACCACAACTTGGTGGAGCATTAGATGTCAATGGAAATGCCATTACAGGATCAGCAATTAATATCACAACATCAGCAAATGGTGATATTAACTTAACACCAAATGGTTCAGGTAATGTAAATATCAATGCTGATTTAACAGTCATGGGTACAGCAACAACAATGGATGTACAAAACATGAATGTTGAAGATCCAGTTATTTTATTAAACAAACATGGCACACAACCAACCAACAATCTTCTTGATGCAGGTATAATAGTACAACGTGGATCATCAGAAAATAACACAGCATGGTATTGGGATGAGGACACAGATAGATGGAAAGCAGTATTAACATCAACTTCTGACTTATCGACAGATTCAGATCCTGCTACTGAAGAAATAGCTGATACAAGTTTTGCAGACATACAGGCAGGCAATATGTATGCAACAGTATTCACTGGTACAGCAACAGCGGCACAATATGCTGACTTGGCTGAAATTTATGAATCAGATGCTGATTACGAACCAGGCACGGTAGTTGTAATTGGTGGTGACAAAGAAGTCACACAATGTAAAATGCTACAAGATCCAAGAGTAGTTGGTGTAGTATCAACTAATCCAGCATACTTGATGAACAAGGATGGAAAAGGTGTGGCAGTTGCATTGCGTGGTAAAGTTCCTTGCAAGGTAGAAGGTCCTGTGAGAAAAGGCGATGTGCTTGTAACTAATGTTACTCCTGGTACAGCAACAACCTTAACTGATGATAGTCCTACTCCTCCTGGATTTTGTGTGATTGGTAAATCTTTAGAAACTGACGAAAGTACTGGTATTAAATTAATTAATATTATTGTCTAATCGTAACGTTTTTTAATATCATCTTGTGTGCTCCAAACTAAAAACTGTTGCATAGTTTTAATCCAACTAACCATATCAGTTTCCATTTCTATACAATGATAATAACTCATTGGTAGCACAAAATATGAATATTTCTTTTTTGCATTTTTATATTTTTTTTGCATTTCTACAATTTTTATTATATCGTTTTTGACAGAAAAAATTATATCTTTAATTCTTTCTTCATTTTTAAATTCTTTTATTAACCATAGATGATAATCGTCTTCAACAGCATACATGGACATTATTTCTTGTAATTCAAACTTCAATGCACGTATAGGATTAATGTCTTTTCTGTATTTTATTAATATCGATGGTATTTTATATTTTGAATTATTAGTTTCTAAATTTTGTAGCAAATGAAAATACTCGTCCTCTAGTTCAAATCTGACATTCATATTATCTTCGCTGGTCATTTGTTTTACAGCACTTTTTATATCTAGTAAAATATTATAAAATTTTTTTTTATCTCGATCTGAGTATTCACTTAGAACGTCATCTATATCGCTTTGAAAATGAAATTTTGAATCTATATTTTCTAAAATGTCATCAGTAATTACACCATCTTTTGCAAATTTTTCAAACGAGTGTGCAATTTTTGCCTGGTTAAAATTTATAATACGTGACAATGTTATAATCCTATGTTTTTGTTAATAATACTAGCCAATAGTATTTACTATCAACTTTAACTTTTTAACATTGTTTTTATCCAATAGTGTTTTACGTGCACCTTGATGTAACGGTCTTGGTAATCTGTTTATTTTTGTCCAACAATAATCTTGTGACTCGTGATTTATTTTTGGCTTAAATTCAGTTGGTGTAATTATAACAAAAGTATGATACATAAAGTGACCATCTGCACTTTGGTATATATCTAATGGATGTATCTTTATAATTTCAGGAACAAATCCTACTTCTTCTTTTATTTCTCTTTTTAATGCACCTATGACAGTTTCACCTCGTTCTACCTTGCCACCCCAAAAACTCCATGTACCAGAATTGCTCACACGGTTTGATCTTTTGTTAAGACAAAACTTTTTTGTATCTTGTGATAAAAATGTGGCACCTACAGCATCATACATAATCTAGATTATAACACAATAATATGTGTTAGTCAATTAGGTTCCTGCTAAATTTAATATCCAATATCCTGGACGATATTGACCTTGATAAGTGTCAATCCATTCAGTGCCAGTCCATTTGTATTGGAATCCTGTTGCACTATTTGTTACATATTGAACTGTTGATTCGTTTACACTTGCATCAAAAGATACTTGCCAATGTATGCCATCAAATTCAATAATATCGTTTGCTGAAGCAACTACATTGCCCCAATTGTTTGAATTTTCTACAATGTCATTGATTATTAAATATCTTTGTCCAGTTTGTTGACCTGCTAGTGTGCCATCACCTGGTTGATTTTTTTGTGGATCGATAATTTTTAATACAGCATTTTGTGTATTTGTTGGTAAAGTAGCAGAGTCGATAGTAAAAATTAATTGATTATCATTTGCTGGATTATAAGCAATGGTACCGACTATGTCTTGTGTTGAATCTTCAATATTAGATGCACGTCTTAATTTTATTTTTGATGTTGATGCTTGAAATTGTCCATATTGTTCAAAAAATTCTTTCCATGCATAACCTTCATTTACTCCATGTGCATTTAGTAAGCTGATTGTATTTCCTGTTACATCAATCTGCGTATCTTGTGGTGTAACAACAATTTCTTCTAAATTACTAAATTGATCAAAAAAGTCTTGCATATTTTTATCATATTCGAGATCAGTTAAATTATCATCTAGGTGTATTCTATTAATAATAGAATGTATGATTGACTGTTTTTTAACTTTTGCTGGAGGATTAATCCAAATTGGCACTTGAAAAATAAGTGTAGCAATATCCAACTGTGAATCAACACCTTGTGGTACTGATCTAGATGACCATTGTATATCAATTAATTCTACAACTGTGATATTTGTCCAATCTAATGGATTGGTATTTGATTGAATTTCAACTGTAGGATTAAACAATGTTAATATTTGTTCTAGTAATTGCAATTTTTGTTCTGTATTAGAACACCATATATCAACATTAATAGTTAAGTCATAAGGTACAGGCATATATCTATCAACAGTATATGTATTTCCAAGTTCGGCTGTGTATTGGTCATTTAAAGAATCGTATTTTCTTTCTTGGATTTGTTGTGATGAAATCAATTTTGGATCATGTCTACGTTCTCTCGCAACATTTAAATTAGCTACATGACAAGTCATAAATGGTGTTGAGTTTAATGCATTTTCTGTATTACCACGTAATACGTGTGCAACCATTCTTGACATGTCAGCATATCTCATCGGAACAGTTCTATATACTTGCGATGCTGTGCCACCTGCATCTTTTTGACCACTTTGCACTTGGAATCCGTTGAAAATTCTTACAAACTGTAGTAAGTATCTTCTTATTTGCTGATCATACCAAAACTGTGCCATTATACATCCGTCCTAGGTTTAACTGCTTTACTTAAACCTTGTTGTTCTTTACCATCTGGTGTTTGTGCATTACTATTTGCATTTTCTACAAATGTATTTAATATTCTATTGGCCGCTGAATACGTACCTCTATGATCATCTGATATTCTAATAAATCTATTACCAACTTTTTTGAACAATCTATTTGGTTCATAATCTGTTCGTAATATATAATCACCATCATTTAATGAACTTGGGAAACTTGATCCGGTATGTGCTATTGCAATACCGTTTGGTGGTGTTGCCGATCCGGCATGTACACCAACTTTATTACTAAATCCAAATGCGTTGTTAGCCGAATCTTGACTTGAATGCAATCGAATATCTTCAGTAACCCAATTGTCTGTTGTTGATGAATATTTTTTAAACGAAATTTTTAATCCACTTATTGTGTTTGTTTGCCACCATATTTTACCATTTGTGTTAGTAGAAGGTTGTGTAGGATTAATAGCAACATCAACTCCAAGCAATCCTGTCGTTGTAGAATCTGTTGCAATTTTTACCCATGACCCGTTTGTAACTTTTTTGAAATACGTTGCACCAACGTTTCTATCTGAAACTACTACAGCATAATCATTTGATGGAGCGTATGAGCTTATTGGTGTTTTAGTACTACCGTCAATGTTTGCTGAGTCAACTATTGATACAGCTTGGCTGTTCCACACAGTCCCGTTACCAACATAAAGTCCCCAGTTGGTATTTGCTGTGTCTAACCAATAGTCACCGTTTTTTACATTGGCTGTTGGTGCCGTTGAACTTACAAAGTAATCAAAAGTTTGCCAATTAGTATCTGTAGATTCGTACAATTTAAATGACGCTGTATTTGTTTGCCAGTGTCCGTATAAACTACCAGGAATAAATTGGTCAGCTTTGTTTACATATAGGTGTGCAGTTTCGTATCCTTTTTTAGGAACTTCGTTTTGTGCTTGATTGACAATAGCATCACCTATATCAATTTCTGATTGATATGTTGAAATTAAATTTCGTAAGTCATCTTTTTGTTCACCAGTGCCAAGTATATCTGAAAACTCTGGACTGTCTACCAATGGAGTACACTTAACTCTCCATATGTGTGGATACCAAGTTGGTGAATAACCTTCACTACCTCTTGCGGCATCTTCGATAACATAATATCTATTAATTGCTTGTGGTCCTTCTGGATAGTAAGCCGCAACTTCTCCAACGGCTGTGCTTGATGTACCAGTAACGGTTTCTCCAACAGTAAAGTCTCCATCAGTGACCATTCTTAAAACTTTTGCATCGTGATTATAATTTACCACAGTTGCAGTTACGCCACTTGTTGCACCAGTTATTGTTTCACCTTTTCTAAATTTTTTTGCTGGCTTCGTGGCAAATTCTAAACGTGCCATATCTAACATAGTATCATCACGTTGATGTGGTAATTCTAATACGTCACCACTCATCAATTTTCTACCTAGTATATCGATCATCTCGTTTAAGTGAAAAGTCATATAGATAGTGTCATTAGATAAAAATGCACCAAATTGTGTTAAATCAAAATCTGAATCTTGTACCTGATATACACCACGCATGTCGTAAACATCTGGATCGTATTTACGATCTCTATTTTCCAAAAATAATAAGTCTTGTATATTGTTGGGACGAACCACAGAATTGTCAGGTTGTGTTGGATCTGTGCTGTTTGCTTGGGCATGTGGACCAAGGTATTTGTGTATGAATACACCAGTACCGCCAACGTTGAAATGTTCGCGGATCACACGATCTATCATTTTGTAATCGTTACCTTTTTGTGGTTTCCATAAGCTCAGTCGTGGCATGTCAATATCCTTTTGTATAACTATTTATTCAACTAAAGATTGACAAAACTAATGAATTATGTATAATCGTGTATATATAGCAGTATGGAAGAGAAAAAAGTGAAAGATGAAAATTTGCTGGATATACCAGATTTCCTTAGGCGTTTAGACAAAGATCGCAACGAAACAGCACCACATGTGGCTGAACAGCCGATAGAACTAGAACCAGTCAAAGAGCCGATAGCAGAAGCAGAACCAGTTGAGGAGAAGCCTAAAAAGCCATCAATACAAGATCGTATGCGTAGAAGATTGATGTTTATTATTGGAGATATTGATGATGCTTTTGAAAATGTGTGGGCAAGAGACGAAGATCCAAAGAAATTCAAAGCATATGATTATTTTAATA